GTTCTAAACTTCGCACGATTAGTGTGATGAAAAACATTCTTGCAGAGGCAGATGTTGACGAGAATTTTGAGCGTGATTTTGGGATCTATGATCTCCCTCAGTTTCTTAACGGTGTCAATCTTATGAAAGATCCAGATCTGGATCTTAAGAATGAAACCTACATGATTATTCGCGAGGGTAACAACACCAGAGTCAAATTTGCATTTGCAGATCCTGATGTTATTATCAGTCCTCCCGAAAAACCAATTGATCTCCCTACTAAGGATGTAACATTCCAACTTGATAGTTCTCAACTTGGAAAATTGCTCAAGGCATCATCTGTATATCAGTTGCCTGATCTATCCGCTATTGGTAACGGTAGTGAAATTACCCTTGTAGTTTCTGATCGTAAGAACGATAACTCTAACGAGTATTCTCTTAAGGTTGGTAAAACAGATCAAGTCTTTGAATTCAATTTCAAGATCGAGAATATTAAACTTATTCCTGGTTCTTATGATGTTGTTATCTCAAAGAAACTTTTATCTAAGTTTACTAACTCAAACTACAATCTAGATTACTTTATTGCACTTGAACCAGATTCAGTGTATGATGAGTAAGATGTGGAGAATATGGAAGTATTCTTTAGGTAGTTTCTCTGATGACAAGACAGCACCTTACGACAACTACATCGCTGGCGTACGGACTATTCTATTCGTCAGTTATCTTGTTACTAATTGTTTTATTACAGCAGGGGTGATCCGTCATTGGAACGACACTCCTGCTTCTTCTGATTATGAACATCTTCGTGACTAATCCATCACCCTATGCGTCTGCTCAGGTATTACCTGACAAACACATTGTCAAGATGCCACTAGAGACATGCCAAATGCTTTCTATTGTGTGTTCTGAGAAATGGGGTCATGGTTATGGTGACTTGCATCGTCTTGATGGTCAAGCATACAAGACAGAGAAAGGTGCATTTCGCAATCACCCATGCACTGCATGGGCAAATGAATCTCTTACTAATACATGGTGGTTACTCACTCATGGTCTAGCATTATGTGCAGAGTACACTCATAGATATGGTAAGACTCACAGTTGTCAACAAACTATAGAAGAGGCATCAAATATTATTCCTCTTCGTAAACCAAAAACACCATCATCATTTACCTTTGCAGGTCCTGATGAGTTCAAGTTCGATACAAGTATTGATATCTTTACTGCATATAAAAGATACATTGCATCTAAACCTTGGGTGTCAGAAAACTATCTTCGTGACCCATCTCGCAAACCTAACTGGATAACATGATTAATTTTTTATTGTTTAATGCAGGTATATTGAACATAATGTTCTATATTTTTGGAATTGGTTTTGTTATCTCATTGGTACTAGAACAGTTTGTTAAAGACAATGAAAGAAGTTTATATATCGTACAGTCCAATAGAAGATATTGTTGGAGACAAGCATGGGTTTCTAATTTATTTTGGTTCCTATGTAACATTGGAATATGGTTGATACTTAGAAGTCAACAAACACCATCAGATACATTTTGGAATGGTATTTAAAAATGAAACACATACTTTTTACTTTGAGAGGATGTGATGCAGATCTTCTAAATGATAGTTATCATATTAGAACAGGATTAGTCGCTGCTGCTAGAGAGGCAGGATCTAAAATTATAGATGTATCGACACATTGTTTTGAACCACAGGGAGTAACATCAATTGCTCTTCTTGCAGATTCCCATTTATCAATTCATACATGGCCTGAAAAGAAAATTGCAGTATGTGACATTTTTACTTGTGGTGATGACACTACACCAAGAAAAGGTGTAGAATACTTAAAGAGGTGGTTTAAGTCCGAAGGATTTGATTACCAAGAAATTACTAGATTATTATGAACCCCATTGACACAAATCGCATTGCTAATGCTCTTGAGAGAATTGCTACTGCACTAGAACATTTCAACATTGAACATGCTCACATTGATGAGATTGATCACAATCATGTTGAAGGTGATGTAAACACTCATGCTAAAACTTGGTAATGAAAGAATTTGATTATGAACTCGACTACAAAGGACTTGATTTTTCAGACGAGGAAACTCGTAAACTATATCGTATCGGAAGAGGCGAGCAAGGGGTTCTATTGGTTCGCCCTTATACTAACGACATCTGTGCTCATTGGAGATTTAAGACTCCAGAGACTGCAGTAAAATCATCCAATAAAATCTATGCAATGTATCTCGACTATCGAGATGAAAAAGATTTTATTGGTATGGATATGTGTCGTAAGTTTTTAGAAATGGGTTTTACCAGATCAAGACGATACGCTAACCATCGCACAGGAAAGAAATACGATGATGAAGGTAATGTAAGACCCCAAGAACCAGATCATGCTACTTGTGATTTTGCTAAGTCCGCTACTATATTTAAGAAAGTCAGGGACATTGTAGCAAAGAATCCTGAGTATGTTAGAATGAGAAAACATTGGAGGTCTAATGAATGAGGAATGAGTTTTTGTGGGTTGAAAAATACAGACCCAAAACAATTGATGAATGTATTCTTCCTGATAGCATTAAAAAAACTTTTAATGATTTCCTAGCACAAGGTGAGATCCCCAATCTGTTACTTGCTGGTCCTGCAGGTGTTGGTAAAACAACAGTTGCTAAGGCACTATGTGAACAGTTGGGGTGTGACTATATCTTGATCAATGGATCTGATGAGGGTAGATTCTTAGACACTGTAAGAGGTCAGGCAAAAAACTTTGCCTCTACTATGTCCTTGTCTGCATCTTCTAATCATAAAGTTATTATTATTGATGAGGCAGATAATACTACCCATGATGTTCAGTTGTTATTGAGAAGTAATATTGAAGCGTTTCATAAAAATTGTAGATTTATTTTTACCTGTAACTACAAGAATAAGATCATTGAACCTCTACATTCTAGATGTTCAGTTGTAGAGTTTTCTATCAAGGGAAAAGAAAAGGCAGAGATTCAGGTATCTTTCTTTGAGAGAATTGTTGGCATCCTTGCAAAGGAAGGATGTGATGCAGATAAAAAAGTTTTACTTAAGTTAATCAATAAGCACTTTCCTGATTGGAGAAGAACTCTTAATGAGTTGCAAAGATACAGTGTTAGTGGTAGAATAGACAGTGCTATACTTGCAGATTTCTCTGATGTCAAGGTCGAAGATCTTATCAAAAGTCTTAAGACTAAAGACTATCCTACTGTTAGAAAGTGGGTCAATGCTAACATGGACAATGATTCTGCTGTACTACTGCGTCGTGTTTACGATGGTCTTACAGTATCCTTGGGCGGTCCTAGCATTGCTGCTGCTGTGCTTATCATTGCTAAGTATCAGTATCAAATGGCGTTCGTTGCAGACCAAGAGATTAACCTTCTTGCGTGTCTCACGGAAATAATGGTGGAGTGTGAATTTAAATGATTTTTTGGATTGGATTTGCCCTTATGGTATTGAATGAGGGTTTTGTCATGATGAGACATGTATCACCTTTCTTTGATAACTTAAGAAAAAAAGTAATCAAGAAGTTAGGTGACAAAAGATGGTATAGACTACACGGCACTCTAGACTATACATGGATTGGTCTTGTCACGATAGGAATTATAGTTTGTCCTAATAAACTATTTCATATAGCAGCAGTTGCTACATTCTGGGGTGCTTCATTTGTAATCTTTTATTTACCAAGGTGGATCAAACGATGAAATCTCTTAAGACACCACTTAGATATCCTGGCGGTAAGTCTCGTGCAATCACAAAGATTGCTACACACTTTCCTGACCTCTCTAAATACAGAGAATATCGTGAACCTTTTCTTGGAGGAGGTTCTGTTGCAATATATGTGTCTAAGATGTATCCCCATCTAAATGTTTGGGTAAATGATTTATATAAACCTCTCATAAATTTTTGGAAAACATTGCAAGATGATGGTGATTTTTTATATGAAACTCTTAAAGAATTAAAGACTAAAAATCCAACACCAGATTTGGCAAAAGAACTCTTTCTAAATGCAAAGGAGGATATCAATGACGGAACACAAAGTGACAAAAATAGAGCAGTTGCTTTTTATATTGTTAATAAGTGCAGTTTCAGTGGTCTTACTGAATCATCTTCCTTCAGTAGTCAGGCAAGCGATTCCAACTTCTCAATGCGAGGCATAGAAAAATTGCCTGGTTATACTAAAATCATTGCAGACTGGAAGATTACTAACTCATCATACACTGATCTGTTTACCGACACTCGTGATGCATTTGTTTACTTAGATCCACCATATGAAATTGGTGATGCACTGTATGGTAAGAAAGGTGACATGCACAAATACTTTGATCATCAAGAGTTTGCAGAAAACTGTGATAGAGATACCTCTTATCAACTTGTATCATACAATAGTAGTCAGTTGATTAGAGACAGATTCAAGGGATGGAACCTCTCTGAATTTGACCATACATATACTATGAGATCTGTTGGTGACTACATGAACAACCAACAAGATAGAAAAGAATTGTTAGTTTTTAATTATGATCATCCTAGGATTGCATAGTGCTGTTGCATGGGACGGCAACAACTCAGACGATTGGTCTAGAATTCATGATGCTGGAGCAACTCTTTTTATCAATGGAAGACATCATCGCAGTATTAGTGAAGAAAGATTGAGTCGTATTAAGTATGATGGTGATTTTGCTCAAAGATCTATTGATTATGTTTTAGGTGGGATATCAAAAGAAGATGTAAATATTGTTGCGTATTCTCCAAGTGCAGTTCACTTATGTAACATGCACTCTATGGATAAAAAAATTAGTGCGTTTTTAAAAAACATGTTTCCTAATGCGGAAATATGGTTTGTAGGTCATCACTTGGCACATGCCATGTCTGCTGCAGCTACAGCACCTTTTAAACAAGGAAGTTATCTTACACTAGACGGCATGGGTTCTGCACAATGGGACTTTGCTGCAGGTATGACTAAGGGATATGAAAATCATAGTATAGGAACTTTTGATTTAGATAAGAAAAATCTTATCAACCACACAATGAAGAGTGGATCGGGAGAAAATTCTTTCGGTGATTTTTATATGAACTTGGCATGTTATGTTTATAAAATGGCATTGTCAACAAAAACAGTAGATGATAAATTTCATTATTCATCTAAAAAAGATTTAACTAAAGTTCTTCAATTTAGTGCAGAAGGAAAGATAATGGGATTATCTGCCTATGGCAAACCTTCTACAAAAAATACTCCATATACATTCTCCACAGAAATTGCACCACAGATGATGGGAATTGATACATATGAATTCGGTCCTTCGTGGATAAACTTTCACAAATACAATGAAGTTATAGAACATATTAAAGATCTTTCTTCAGAGGATGCAGCATACTATGTTCAAAATCATTTTGAGGAAGCTATTGTCAAATGGATTACTAGTTTACGACAAGAAGGATATCTATCAGAGAATGTATGTTTTGCAGGTGGATGTTTTTTAAATGTCTGTGCAAATACTTTACTAAGACCTTTATTTAAAAACATTTGGATACCTCCATTTACAAATGATACTGGTGTACATTTTGGAGCAGCAGCATGGGCATCGATGAGATGTAATGAAGAAATACAGATGCCAACAAATGTTGCTTTTCTAGGTAAAACTTATGATGACTTTGTTCCTGATGGAGAAAAAGAATACTTTGAAGATTTTGATTTGTTGTGTGAGGTAGTTGCTAAAAAAATCAAAGATGAAAATGCTATAATTGGTTGGTTCCAAGGTCGATCAGAACATGGTCCTCGTGCTCTTGGATCTAGATCTATTCTAATGAGTCCATGTAAACTAGAAAACAAGGATATTATGAACTCTAGGGTTAAACACAGAGAGTATTGGAGACCTTTTGCTGGTGTAATTCAAGAACATTTAGTTAAAGATTACTTTAAAGAGGGATTTAGCACTCCTTACATGCTATTCTCACAGCATGTTAAGACAGATAAATTACCTGCTATTACACATGAGGATGGTACATGCAGAATTCAAACTGTAAATCGTGATCAAAATGAAAGATTATATTCTCTTCTAGAAAAAGTAGAACATGGTTGTCTACTCAACACATCATTTAACGATAATGGTGAACCTATTGTAGAAGAACCAATGGATGCTATACTAGCATTTAGGAACATGGACATTGATTACCTCGTTATTGGAAATTATTTGATATGGAATTAAAAGACTGGTTAAATTCAATCAATCACACTAAGGAATTGCCTGAGGATCCTCAGGATATCAAGTCCTATCCACCATTTATTGTCAACAAATGCCTTTCAGGAACATTAGATTCTGTTTTATTTGCTAATGAGATGAACAAAAACCCTCATCTTGAAAAACAATTGCAGTATGATTTCTTACGCAACTCTCTTAGAAAGAAGAAAAGGTTTGCTCCTTGGTTAAAATCAGAAAAGATCAAAGATCTTGAGGCAGTAAAGAAATATTATAAGTATAGTCACGCTAAAGCGGAACAAGTCATGAGAATTTTGACTAGAGAACAGATAGAATATATAAAACAAAAACTAGATACTGGCGGCAGACTATGAAAATATTGAGTATTGATCTAGATTTTATATCTGGTCCTGCTATCTTACATAATGATCAAAAAATTTATGAACATTGTGATTCAGATGGTTTAGATATGTGGCCAGTGCCTAAATGGTACGAATTATTTTCAACATATCCTAATGAATTTTCTCATGAACTTAATATTCAGAATTATCATTACTGTCTAAGGACTTATCTAAGGACTCTAGCACACACTAGTGAGGTTTACTTTGGATATGATCATGACAATATTTTGTATGGTCTAGAGGGTCACACAGACATCGAAGTGGTGAATATTGACCACCATGACGATGTATTTTCTGGTAACTTTGGTTCTCCTGATGATGAACTAAGAAGTTTACAACAGTTTGAAAGAATAATGGAGGGTAATTGGGGGTTATATCTACGAAAACAGAACAGATTAAAGTCATTTACATGGATAGGTAACAGTGATAGTCATAATTTAGTGCATATACCTTTTGCTGAAAAGCATCTTAACAATTTTAAATTCTCTACTCCAGAAGAGTATGTCTTTGACAACTATGAGTTCGATCAAATTTTTGTTTGCTTGTCACCAGGTTATATTCCACCACTTCATTGGCATATGATTGGAACATTCATGACAATATTTGAGGAGATGACAGGAAAGGAGGTAGATTTAGGGCAATTTAGAAAAAAATACGAGATGGAAAAGTATTATCAACAAGTGACTGACTACATTCGTAGTGGGAAAATGTAAATCCTAAATAGAAAATATGAATCTACATTAATAGAGACAATGAGTGTTGTGACTGAGAATACAGTAGACTGGTCTGCTGACAAAATGGTAGAGGTTTCTTTAGGGGAACCAGACGATTTTTTAAAGGTAAGAGAAACATTAACTAGAATTGGTGTTGCCTCTCGTAAAGAGAAAAAGTTGTATCAATCTTGCCACATTCTTCATAAGCAAGGGAGATACTTCATCGTTCACTTCAAAGAACTATTCGCTCTTGATGGCAAGAGAGCAAATTTAACCGTGAATGATGTTCAGCGTAGAAATCGCATTGCCCAATTGCTTGCTGATTGGGGATTGATCAAGATTTTTGACGCAAATACTATTCAAGACATTGCACCCTTAAACCAAATCAAGGTATTAAGTTATAAAGATAAGGGTGATTGGATCTTAGAAACCAAGTATAATATCGGTAGAAAAAAGACTGAGGAAGAGTGACAACATTAGTTAATCATTTGACTGCGTTTTGGACAGTCGTGGTAATGAATTGTATTCAACCAGTTAACTGGGAGTATTGCTACAGGGTAGACCAGTGGCTCTTGCCAGAATTGCAGGAAGGGTATAGAATATGGTCAGGAAAAACGCAACCTTATCAAAGTGAGAAGGATTTTTTAAATTCATTATGAAACTAACCCAAGAAGTTATTGATCAAATCCAAGAGGCAATGAACCATACTAAAAAGAATGGTGACATTAACTGGCAAGATGGCGATGAGATCGATGTTTGTTTAGCAGGTACATTTGCTGCGGATAAATTTATCGTCATCCACAATAGGACAAGGAGTAGCACTTCCAAACATAATATTGTTAAATGAAAAAATTTATTTTTGATGTCGATGGTACATTGACTCCAGCAAGGCAAAATATCAGAGATGAATTTTTGCCTTTCTTTTATGATTTTGTTCTCCATAACGAAGTTTACCTTGTCACTGGTAGTGACAGGGATAAAACTATAAACCAAATTTCACCTGGTATATACAATAACTGTAAGAGAGTTTATAACTGCTCTGGTAGTGATGTATATGAGGGTGATCTTTCTGTTTATAGAGATGAATGGGAGTTGCCTATTGATGTAGAACAGCAACTTAAATTGGAATTATGTAATAGTGCCTTCCCTATTCGTAATGGTAATCACATTGAGAGAAGACCTGGCGGAGTTAATTTTACAATCATGGGTAGAGGTGACAACACAGTTTCTCTATTAGAAAGACAGGCATATGTTGATTATGATAACGAAACTAATGAGAGAAAAAATATGGCAGAGAGACTTAGGAATATGTTTCCTAATCTTGAGGTGCAAATAGGTGGACAAACTGGACTTGACCTAGGTCCTATTGGTAATAATAAGAGTCAAATAATGAGAGATTTTAAAGATCAAAGTGATATTATTTTCTTTGGTGATATGATGGAAGAGGGTGAGATTGATTATGACATCGCTGTTGCTGTAGAGAAACAGGGCGGTAAAGCGTACTCTGTTACTGATTGGGAGGATACCCGTCAGAAATTGATCGGATTGCAACACTGACATAAATGTCAGGTTGTGGTTAAATAGTAATGTCGCCTTAGGGGACACAAACTAAACTCGCTCAATGGAGGAGCATCATGGCTAACATTCAAAGATTTCATGCTGCCGATTTACCAGACTTAATGGATCGGATTACTAAGAATAGCATCGGACTCGACACTTATTTTGATCGTTTCTTTGATCAACAAACTTCTAACTATCCACCTTACAATCTTATCAATGTAAGTAATGTGGTATCTAGACTAGAAATTGCACTAGCAGGATTTAAAAGAGATGAGGTTAAAGTTTACACAGAGTATGGTAAACTAGTTGTAGAAGGAAAAAAAGAAGAGAAAGAAGATACAGAATATGCACATAGAGGACTAGCACAAAGATCATTCTCAAGAGCATGGACTATTGCTGATGACACCATTGTCAAGGAAGTTAACTTTGAAGATGGATTGCTATCAGTCACGCTAGGAAAGGTAGTGCCAGAGCATCACGCTCGAAAAGATTGGATCTAAAGTCAGGAGGGTTGCGACCCTCCTTTTTTTATGGTATAATTATTTTGTTGATCTGACGAGGTTAACAAGGGAGTGACTGAACAACCCTGTTGGAATTAGGCGGGGTAATGTAAACGGTCAGGGGTGGTGCCCGCATCTTCGGATGAACTTCTTACCAGAAGGACTGTTGTTGTTATGTACTAATTTTCGCACTAGCGATTCCCATAACTTGAGGGTAAAATGTATTCCCTCCTCCCACCCTAAATATTTTTTTTAAATAAGCATGTCTGTTAAAATTGCTGTTTTGAATAGTGGTACGCAAATCCTAGCGGATATCAAAGAAGTTACTGATGGAGATGCTAGATCATATCTTTTAATTAAACCATTTGAAATTATCTACACAACAGATATTAAATTCCAAGAGGAAAAAAATTCTGCAGGTGGTGAAATTAAAAAGGTTGGTCTTAGAACTTGGATGGAAATTTCAGAGGACGATACATATATCATGAATCCTTCTACAGTCTCTGTTGTATGTGAACCTGTAGGTGAACTCAGAGAAATGTATGAAAACCTAACCCATGGGAGGCGAGAGTAATGTCAGTTAAAGTTCTTATAATGAAAGGCGACTTTAAAGTTTTGATCACTAAGATCAGAGAGGTTGCTGCAGATATTGGCGAACCAGATTGTGAGTTAACTGATCCAGTTGAGTTTACTGTAGGCAAAGAAGATTGGAAAGATAGATTGCAAAGATGGCCAGGTAAGGGAGTAACAACACAAAACAAGTGTAAAATCTCATCAGATGCTATACTAACTATTGTTGATCCAGAATCAGAACTACTGTCGGAGTATTTGAAGGTTATTGAATGAAGTTCTATACAAATGTGGTAATGATCGGGGATCACTTCCTCGTTCGTGGTTATGACAAAGGAGAGTATTTCCAGTTCCGTGAGAAATACTCTCCTACTTTATTTGTACCCGCAAAAAAGAGAACAAAGTATCAAACCCTAGAGGGTGATTATGTTGAGAAGATCAAACCTGGCACTGTCAGGGAGACAAGAGACTTCATCAAAAAATATGAGTTCGTAGAAGACTTTCCCATCTATGGTCAGGATAGATTTATCTATCAGTATATTGCTGATAGTTATCCTGAGAGTGAGATTAAGTTTGACATATCAAAAATTCGTTTATATACAATCGATATTGAAACCAAATCAGAAAATGGATTCCCCGATGTAGAATCTGCTGATCAAGAGATGTTGCTCATCTCTATGCAGGATTACAATACAAAAGATATTATCACATGGGGTATTGGTTCATTCAAAGTTAAGAAGGATAATGTTGTCTATCGCCAATTCAACAATGAGCATGATATGCTCAGTGATTTTATTCAATGGTGGATGGACAATACTCCAGACATTGTGACTGGTTGGAACATTCAACTGTTTGATATTCCATATCTTACTAAAAGAATGGATAGGATTCTTGGTGAGAAACTAACTCGCAGGATGTCGCCATGGGGTTTGGTATCTCCTCGTGAGATTTATATCAAAGGTCGTAAACATCAAACTTATGATATTGGTGGTATCACACAATTAGATTATCTCGATCTCTATAAGAAATTTACTTATACAAATCGAGAGTCATACCGATTGGATTATATCGCACAGGTAGAACTGGGGCAGAAGAAGTTGGATTGGTCTGAACATGATACCTTCAAAGCATTTTACACTAATGATTGGCAAAAGTTCGTAGAATATAATATAATTGATGTGGAACTTGTTGACCGTCTTGAGGACAAGATGGGACTTATCCAGTTGGCATTAACCATGGCATATGATGCCAAGGTCAATTACTCTGATGTGTTCTATCAAGTCCGCATGTGGGACAACATAATTTATAACTACCTAAAGAAGAGAAACATTGTTATTCCTCCGAAGGTAAAATCCGACAAAGACGAAAAGTATGCAGGTGCTTATGTTAAAGAACCGATTGCGGGACTCTATGATTGGGTTGTCAGTTTTGACCTCAACAGTCTGTATCCTCATCTTATTATGCAGTACAATATCTCCCCCGAAACACTCAGGGAGAGCAGACATCCCAGTGCGAGCGTTGAAAGGATTTTAAAGCAAGAGATTGCTATTGATGGAGAATTTGCAGTGTGTGCTAATGGAGCACAGTATAGAAAAGATGTTCGTGGTTTTCTCCCTGAACTCATGGAGAAGATGTACAACGAGCGTGTGATCTTCAAGAAAAGAATGCTCTCTGCTAAACAGGACTATGAAAAGAAACCCTCAGAAAAACTCAGTAAAGAGATCGCCCGTTGTAACAATATTCAGATGGCGAAAAAGATATCTCTTAATTCTGCTTATGGTGCTATCGGTAATCAGTACTTTAGGTACTATAAACTCGCCAACGCTGAGGCAATTACACTCTCAGGGCAAGTATCTATTAGATGGATCGAAAATAAAATGAATAGTTACTTAAACAAAATTCTCAAAACACAAGAGGTTGATTATGTCATCGCCAGTGATACTGATTCCATTTATCTTAATCTTGGTCCTTTGGTGGATCTTATCTTTGGGGATAAAGAAAAATCTAATGAAAAGATTGTCTCGTTTCTTGATAAAATCTGTGATGAGAAACTGGAACCGTTCATCAACAAGTGCTACAAAGAACTAGCAGACTATGTGTCTGCATATGATCAGAAGATGTTCATGAAACGCGAGAACATTGCTGATCGTGGTATCTGGACAGCAAAGAAAAGATACATCCTGAATGTGTGGGACAGTGAAGGTGTTCGCTATGAAGAACCTAAACTTAAGATGATGGGTATTGAAGCAGTCAAGTCATCAACTCCTGCACCTTGTCGCACCATGATCAAGGATGCCTTGAAACTTATGATGAATGGCACAGAAGATGAGGTTATTGATTTCATCGATTCTAGTCGTAAGAAATTTAAACAACTTCCTCCAGAAGAAATATCTTTCCCACGATCAGTAAGTGATGTTCAAAAATACAAATCATATTCACACATCTATACTAAAGGAACTCCCATTCATGTTCGTGGTGCTCTACTATTCAATCATCACATCAAAGAAAATAAACTAGACAACAAATATTCTTTGATTGGTAATGGAGAGAAGATCAAGTTTTGCTACCTGAAGAAACCAAACAATCTTCATGAGAATGTTATCTCATTCATTCAAGACTTCCCCAAAGAACTTAATATTAATAGGTTCGTTGACTATGATCTACAGTTTGATAAAGCATTTTTAGAACCTCTTCGCACCATCCTAGATAGTATTGGGTGGAAAGCAGAAAAGGTTGCAACACTCGAATCATTTTTTCAATAATCTATGGCATACTTAGTTCACCCTCTACCTCCCAGAAAAGTATGGGTTAAGAAAGAATATCTTTATGATCTAGAAAAAGGTCATGGAGAACTTACACCTGGTATATGGATTTCTGTAAGGAGTATACAAGCAAAGGCATTGTATTTTGAAACATTGCTAACTGATTACGGTGCATTGTTTGATAAACTACCTCTCAGTGCATTTGTATGGAAACCTGATATCGATTGGGATAATCAATTGCCATTAGATGTATTAGAACTATGGGATTGTTTTGATTATAATATTACAGTTGTAGAGAAACCTATACTGGGCAGATGTTCTTTCTTTGGTAAGGATAAAAAGATGCATCCTGGCGAGTATGAGTTTACTATTGACACTGCACATCCTGATTTCTCTGTGCTAGATGTAAATTTTTCAGAGCATGATCCAGAGCATAAGACATTTAATATTATCGCATTAGACAATGGACAGTTTGCTGCACAACCAAACAATAGATGTCAGTTCTTTGACAATAGTTTAGTGGATAATGATAATCTAAAGACTCCTGACTTTAAAGTTTGTACACAGAACTATGCTGTAGAGACACTACCTAAGTGGTGGTCTGTAGGACATACAGATGAGTGGGCATATCAAACACAGGAGGAGGAAGAGGAATCTAAAACAGTACAGATAAATATTAAACCAGAACTAGAATAACATGAACTTGCAATACATCAAAGATGTGGTAGAATGGAGGCAACGATAATTGATTATGGTTAATTTTTTACTAGCATCCTGCCCACCAGTCTATCATTTGCCTGGCACATGGCAGAAATTTGATCCAGAAACCTGTAAAGGATATGTAATTCCACATGCTCATTTGCAAGGTGGTGCTGCGTTTGCAGTTTTTATGGGTCTGTTTGTGTTAGCACTGATGGTATATGGTCTCTACATGACCTTTGGTGCAGGTGGCAAAGATCTCAAAGACGAGATTGCAGAGCATGCTAAAATGCATGAAATGGGTATTGCTCATGGGCACTCCCGTAAAACAAGACATGATTAATTATGGATTTATTAAAAGAAATTGTCAAGGAGGTTGGTGGTGAATACACCAAACTCGCATCAGATATTGACGACTCTGAAACATATGTGGACACAGGTTCGTACCTTTTTAACGGACTTGTATCAGGTAGCATATTTGGTGGTGTATCTGGGAACAAGATTACTGCTATTGCTGGCGAAACTAGCACTGGAAAAACTTTCTTCTCTCTCGCCGTGGTTAAGAGTTTTCTTGACTCTGATCCCGATGCTTACTGTCTCTATTTTGATACGGAAAGTGCAATTACTAAGTCTCTCTTAGATGACAGAGACATTGATACTGAACGAGTTGTTGTAATTAATGTTGTAACAATTGAGCAGTTTAGAACGACCGCACTTAAAGCGGTAGATATATATCTTAAGGCCAAGACAGAAGATCGCAAACCTTGTATGTTTGTGCTAGACTCTCTTGGAATGCTGTCCACTGAAAAGGAGATTACTGACGCACTGAATGACAAACAAGTCCGTGATATGACAAAATCACAATTGGTCAAAGGTGCGTTTAGGATGTTGACATTAAAGCTTGGACAGGCTAACATCCCTATGATAGTAACCAATCATGTCTATAATGTCATCGGCAGTTATGTCCCTACAAAAGATATGGGAGGTGGCAGCGGACTCAAGTATGCTGCATCCTCGATCATATACCTCTCGAAAAAGAAAGAGAAAGACGGCACCGATGTCGTTGGAAACCTTATCACGGCAAAGACTACTAAGTCGCGTCTAAGTAAGGAAAATAAAGATGCTACTATCAGACTCTATTATGATGAGAGAGGACTTGATAAGTATTATGGTCTTCTTGATCTAGGAGAGATCGGTGGTCTTTGGAAAAATGTTGCTGGTCGCTACGAGATTGGTGGCAAGAAAGTATACGCAAAAGAAATTTATAAGAACCCTGAGAAGTATTTTACTACTGAAGTGTTGCAAGCTTTAGACGAGACTGCACAGAAAGAATTCAGATATGGATCAGCGTAGTCTTCCTTTATTTCCTATACCTATCTCCTTATATAATGTAGGAGATACTAAACACAACTTAAATACGCAATTAACCAAGGATATTCTTGAAGAAAATCTTCGTGATCCTGTTGGTCAAACTCGTAGTAACATGGGAGGATGGCATAGTAAAGCAAAACTAGAATCATTTTATTCTAGTTTTGAAGATCTTCGTGGTATAATTGAAGAACAAGCAAATATATATTGCCGACTACATGGGTTTGTTGATGGTCTTATTTGTAGAAGACTATGGGCAAATGTAAATGAGTCTGGTAATTCAAACTTAGCACATGCTCATGGCAATGGTGCTTTAACTGGTGTATACTATCCAGTAGAAAAAATTGAAGACAATGGTCATAGTTATTTCAACTATGATAGTCGAGCATGTCTTAAACCAGGCACATGGGATGGTAAAGAAGGTGGAAGTTTGGTATTCTATGATCCATCATACGGATTAAAGAGTAACCTAATTAAGGATCCTTCAAAACCTAGTCCTTATACCTTTGACACATACTATACATACCCTGTATCTGGTTTACTAATACTATTTCCATCCTATATTATTCATGCAGTTACCCCTTTTACTGATAGTAAAAAGAGGTTGAGCATATCTTTCGTTTGCAACTATGGAAAAACTTGAACGGACTATTCTATCTAACCTTATTCATAATGATGAGTATGCTAGAAAAGTTATTCCCTTTATTAATCTAGATTATTTTGATGATAGTTCTGAACAAATAATTTGCAAAGTAATCATTGATTTTATTGCAGAATATAATAAGAGAATTACATTAGATATTCTTGATCTTGAGATTCAAGATAGAGATGACTTAACAGAATCACAGTTTAAAGAGATCAATGATATTATTCCTACGCTAGAACCGAAGGAAGTTAATAATGATTGGTTGTCCGACGCTACAGAAAAGTGGTGTCGCAATCGTGCAATCTATCTTGCATTGATGGAGTCTATTCAGATTGCTGACGGCAAAGATGAGAAGAAAGGTAGAGATGCTATCCCACATATTTTATCTGAGGCATTAGGAGTATCTTTTGATAGGCATGTTGGGCATGATTACTTAGAAGATTTTGAACAAAGATGGGAATCATATCATAAAACAGAAGAAAAAATACCATTTGATCTAGATTTCTTTAATCGTATTACCAAAGGTGGCATACCTAGCAAGACTCTTAATGTTGCTCTTGCTGGAACTGGTGTTGGTAAATCTCTATTCATGTGTCATATGGCAGCAGCAACTTTGTTGCAAGGTAAAAATGTTTTATACATCACGCTTGAGATGGCAGAGGAAAGAATTGCTGAGAGAATTGATGCTAACTTATTAGATGTAAATATCAAAGATATTTCTGAGTTACCTCGTGTTTTATTTGAGAATAAGGTAACTAATTTGGCAAAGAAAACACAGGGCACTTTAATTATTAAAGAATATCCTACTGCATCTGCACATTCTGGTCACTTTAGAGCGTTGCTTAATGAATTAACACTGAAAAAATCATTTAAACCAGACATTATATTCATAGATTATCTTAATATATGTGCATCATCTCGTATTCGTGCAGGATCTAATGCTAACTCTTACACTTTAGTTAAGAGTATTGCAGAAGAACTTCGTGGACTAGCAGTAGAATTTGATTTACCTATAGTGTCTGCTACACAGACTACTCGTAGTGGTTATGGTAATAGTGATGTAGACATTACCGATACTAGTGAGTCTTTTGGTCTACCTGCTACTGCTGATTTGATGTTTGCACTTATTAGTACAGAAGAATTGGAAGGTATGAATCAAATTATGGTCAAGCAATTGAAGAATAGATACAATGATCCCACCATTAATAAGAGATTTGTTGTAGGTATTGACAGAGCAAAGATGAGATTGTACGATTGTAATCAGGATGATGGTGGTGAATTGATTGATAGTGGACAGTTTGAGGATAGTGATCCTAAACAAAAATTCCAAGATATGAAAAACAAATTTGCAAAGATTAATTTCGCATGATACAATCTACCAACGAAAGATGGCAAAAAATATCTGAACTAAACAATTTAAAGTTTGAGTATCAGTATTTGAATAGAGATATACCTGTTCTTGTTGCTCAAGACTACTTTAAATATCCTGATTTAGTTCGTCAATTTTTAGATGAAGGTCATTGGTGGACTAATGGGTGTAATGATATGGAAAATATTATTAGACCAGGCATGTCATACTATGTTCATCCAGAGATAGGTGACTTCTTTGGACTACCTCTTGCTAAACCAATCGCATCTTTATTGGGATTAAAATCAATTAATATTAGATCTACTAATGGCAATTGTTTCTCATCAGATATGAAACTTGTACATGCGGAATCTGCATTTCCACATACAGATACCATGTCAGAAGATTATGATGACACCTGTATGATTGCATACAATATTAATTTAACTAAGTCTCCCAATGTAAAAACTGGATTCTGGTCTTTTAATGGTAAGAAAACCAGATTAGATTTTAGTTGGAATGATCAGTCTACAGAACAAACATTTATACAAGAGATGAGAGAACAGTGTACTCCAGATAGTTCATGGTTTCAAATAAAAGATTACGGTCCTTGGAAACTTGAATCTATCCATACTATGTGCTATAATAGTTATGCAGCTTATCCAGCACACTTCTTTCACAACCCATACATAGAACTTGAATGGTTTACTAATACTCAGAGAGTTACACTCGCTGGATTTTTAGATCTAAAATTATCTGATCTAGACTTTGAGGATAAAAACCTAGAGACCGTATGCTATTCGTGGGAGTTTTTACATCTAAATAAAGTGCTGAACTTTCATCCAGAAAATACAAAGTCAATTTAGAATCATGCCAACATTTTCAAGTGCAATTGCCGATGCAACACCAGATCCGCAAAAACCACAAACACAACTTAAACCAAAACCTCGTCGCAACAAGGAATTCTGGGAAGCAGAACCAGGCGACGCGGGGACTGAGGGATGGAGGGATGATCCTCAGGATCCTACTGGTGCTCAACTTGGTAGCGTGGCTAACGATAATCCTGCCCCCACACCCCCCAAGCCTCCAGCAGTACAGATCACCCCAGATGCAGTCACACTAGGTACACAAAGAGTTGATAACCCTAAGTGGACTGAGTACTTGTCGTTTGTTGATGCAGTTACTAGTGATCCTTCTAAAAAAGGTGGATCTTTTATTGCTCGCATGGCACAATTACAAGCAGATGGTTGTAAGATTGAGCGTCTTCTTACTGCTGCTGTAGGATTATCTGCAGAGTCAGGAGAGTTCCTTGAGATTGTCAAAAAGATTTCATTCCAAGGTAAACCATTTGATGCTGCCAACATCAACCATCTCCGTGTTGAACTTGGTGACATTCTTTGGTATGTTGCACAAGCATGTATCGCTCTTGATGTATCTCTTGATGATGTCATTGCTCAGAACATTTCCAAACTGTCTGCTAGATATCCTAACGGGTCATTTGATTCTTATTTTTCCGAGAATCGAAGGATTGACGATCTGTAATCTAAATAAGAGGGAGAACATCCCTCTTTTTTTGTATGGCAACGAACGCTATTGAGACCGCACAACAAGAAAATGGGTCTAGATATTGGTTTGAAACCTCTATTGAAAGAAATAAAGAACCCACTGACGCCGAAATGAAAAGAATTTATGGCGGGTATAATATTGAGTGGAAGGACACATATAGAAAACAAACTGTTGCTCTTAAACAATTTTTGAAGGGGCAGAAGGGGTATATGTATTCTAGAGATAACGGTATCATGCCCTACATTGAACAAATTGCATCAAAACAATGTGGTGTAGGTGTTAAAGATAGGTGGAATCCTATGGATATTGTGATGGTTAAGAGAGGTATGGAGAGAGTTGTCTCTGGAACTATCAAAGAACTTACAAATATTGATGGCATGAGTAAGGATGCTAAACTAGAATTACTTAATGCGTACATGAGAGAAACTTTGCAAGACAAAGTTTTAATTGGAGTGTCTCTTAAAGCAATCAAGAAAACAAAAAAGAGTGCCAACGCTGAGACAGCGAACATGGGAGACAAGAAGACAAAAATTAACCTAGATCTTGTGCCTGGTTCTATAAAATGCACTCTAACTTTAGGTAGAAAGAATAATTATCTCTTTGATACTGGTGAACTTGGGTTTGATATGAAGACTGAGAGAGGTGGAAAGATCCATGGACAGTCTAGAAACTTTCAATACTCTAAAGAAAGGAACCTTGTACAAACAGATTTGACTCCTAAAGGTGCAGATGCTGGTGCTAAACTAGGAAAAGTTTCTAGTCAAGCTTTAGATGGATTCTTACAAGGGATGAATATGACTAGACCATCCTCTGCATCTAAACATCCACACATCCCTCCAGTAGGACAGTGGAATGATTCTCATAAAGAATATTGGAAAAATTTATATCAAAAATTGCAAGGAAAGAACATAGATTTTGGTGATGTTGCAGTATATCAGGACGGTGTATTGATCCAAAAGGGATTTGATCAGGTGTTAGATTTTGCAATTGACTATGAAACTAACAGAATGGATAGGAGTTCCGCAGGTAGATTCTCATCTAAGTTAATCGCTATGGAGTGGGCACATATCTGGACAAAAATTGCTGAACAAGGTAAAATGGTAGAGTGGTGTAGATGTTTATACTATGGTGCTAAGAAAGAATTTTCTTCTAAGAACGGACCTTTTCTAAAAATATATTGATGAATCACAAATTGATTTTTGGGGTTCCGATGTTTCGTTATTATCTGGATCCTACTGAACTTCGCAAAATTGCAGAGAAAAAATTTGAAGAATGCATAGGTATTCCTGTCAATGAGAAACCTGATGGTTGGGATTGCTCATTAAAAACAGAGTTTCGTGCCTGTGGTAAGAACAAATATAAGCATTTTTATGATGATATTATGGATCAGTTCTCACAGGATATAGATTTAGATCATAGGTGTGATGTATTTGAATCGTGGTTAAATTTTTATGGCAAAGGTGATAACCAAGAAGAGCATGATCATTTGCCTGGTTTTTATTCTGCGTGTCACTACATTAAATTAGATCCTGAACATGACGCGACAAAATTTGTCAATCCTTTGTACTCTCTATTCTCCTATCAGTATAATGACTTAGGAAGTCCAGATAGAACACCAGATTTTAGACAACAACATTGGTTACCTGATGTAAAAGAAGGAGATATATTGATATTTCCCTCATGGTTGAGACACATGGTAACCGCAAACTATTCCGATGAGTATCGCATTACCCTTGCGTTTAATATAAATATCATCAAGGGTTCTACTCGTAGAGTATTCGGGTGATAATGAAATCATTTTCTAAATTTTTAATCGAAGCTTCTTCCAACGCTGCTAAACAAGCCAAGAAACTTGGTTTGACAGGTGATGGACATGGATCATGGGTAGATGGTAACGGTCGTATAGTCGGACGAACCGTAGAAGGAGAACTTGTATTTAATAGTGGACGCAAACCAGCAGCAGAAACAGATCCACTCAAGCCAGGTTCTGCAGCAAGAGGATCTATACCAGAAAATCCTCCTCCGTCTGAGGCAGGTGCAGCATCTAAAGAGATGCCCGATGCTGAAGAATCAGAAGAGGTGGAAAAAACTAGAGGAACGCTTACTCTTGGTTTTGGTAGGTTTAACCCGCCGACGCTTGGTCACGAAAAACTTTTAACTAAAATTAGAGACACTGCTGAGGAGGGAGAGTATACAATTTACCCATCTCATTCTCAGGATAATGAAAAGAATCCTATTGGTGCAGAAGAAAAAGTTCTGTTCATGAAGAAACTTTTTCCTGACCATAGTAGTAATATAGTGTATGATCAATCTATTCGTACAATTATTGATGCTTTAAAAAATGCAGACACAGCAGGGTACTCAGCCATTAATCTCGTGGTTGGCAGTGATAGACAAAAAGAGTTTGAGGGTCTCGCCAACAAATACAACGGGCAACTCTATAATTTTGATGCGATTAATGTCATATCAGCAGGGGACAGGGATCCCGATGCTGAAGGGGCAGAGGGTATGTCTGCTTCCAAACTTCGATCTCTAGCAGCAGACGGTGACTTTGAAGGATTCAAAGCAGGTCTTCCTAAAGCTGCTAAAGGAAAAGTAGCACAAGAACTATTCAATACAGTTCAAAAATCTATCGGTAAAAAAGCAGTTGCTACTAAAGAAGGTATTGAACTATGGAGGATTGCTCCTAAGTTTGATTTTGCAACCTTAAGAGAAAATTTTATTGCAGGAACTATATTTAATATTGGATCTCTAGTAGAGAACCTCAATACTGGATTGATTGGTAGAGTACTTAGAAAGGGTACAAACTATGTTATTGCAGTTACTAATGAAGGTATCATGTATAAGAGTTGGATCAGTGATATCATGGAGGCAAAGGTTCCCTCTGGTGTTGTTGCATCTAAAAGAGAGGTGGGCACTGACTCCTATAGAGAGTATGTACAGAAGTTAACTCCAATGGAGAAGGTTAAGTCGTTTATAAATAATAAAAGATAATAATTGCTACCTTCGGTCAGATGTCAAAGTCTATTTTAGAATCAGTTGAAAATGTTCTTTTAAAGAGCATGAAAAACACTTTTATCGGTTACGAGGAAGAGGTTACGGAGGAGGTAGAACTCTCTCGTAAAGAGAAACTCGCTGCTAAATTAAAAGAAGATAGAGAGATGAGAGAGACTATTGAAGAGACTCTGCAAGAGAAGGTGAAGATGCACAAATCAGAGAACGCAACTACCTCTGATGAAAAACAAAAAGAGATTACTGAGAAGAAGGTAAAGAATACAGTCAAGATTAATCCTGACATGAATGAGTCATCTATTGTTGGTATGATTCATCAGATGTATAATAATAAGTATCTTGAGGAGAAGAAAGCAAAGAAAGATTATGATGGTGATGGTAAAATTGAGACTGGATCAAAAGAGCATGCTGGTGTAGTACACAATGCTATTCAGCGTAAGAAAGGTGGCAAAGCTGATGGTCAAGATACTAGAAGTGAATCATATACAGTAACTAATGCTGACAAAAAAGGTAACACACCTGCATATCAGAACTATAAGAAGGGTATGAAGGGTAAGGATGGTAAACCTCTTTATAAAAAAGCAGATCACATGGAAGAAAATGTGGTCATGGACACCCTTAAGGGTGCTGCAAACGCAGGAAAAAAATTAATCAAAAAAGGTGTTGAGAATAGAGCAAAGCAAATTGAAAAGGGATCACAAACTCCTGCTGGTGCAGCAAGTCAATACCTACAGATGAAGGAAGAAGGTATTAGTAGAGTATTTGGTGAAGGAATGAAACAAGCTCGTAAGAATGTAGGTGCATCTACATGTTGGGACGGGTACAAAGCAAAGGGCACAAAGAAGAAAGGCGGTAAAGAAGTTCCTAATTGTGTTAAAGAAGAGGAGTCGGCTGAAAAAAAAAATCCGTAAATAATGTCAAGGGAATTGCTAAAGAACTTGATAAAGCAGTTGACATGCACAAGAGTCAAGCAAAAAGATTAAGGAACGCAGGAGTAAGTGAGGGAATAATTCAAGGTATAGAAACTAGTAGAAAAATTAGACAGGACTTTAGGGATAAAAAAGAAAAGGAGAAAGAGAACAAGACAGTAAACGAGTCTGATACTCTTACCATAGAGGAAAACGATAAGTTATATCTTTACAAGGCAAATGGAGATGTAGCATACGAAGTTACAGACCTCATGTTGCCAGATCCTTTGCATGAATTGAATCGTTATGCTAAAGAGACTGGAAAAAATACAGGTTCTATGAACAAACCTAAGGGTAGTCCTGTCAAAAAAGGTGGTAGCACAGACAAAGCACTCAACTTTGTTAGAAGTAAAATTCGTAAAGAAACTGGTAGACCTGCAGGACAGCAGAAAAAGGTTAAGGGTAAGAAGAATCCTAACGAGAGAAATGATAAACTACAAAGAAAAATTTCTGCAGTAAAAGATAAGAGAGCGTTTGCAGACAGAGCAAAGAAGGCAGGATTTAAATCTAGTCAAGACTATGCTAACACTGTAGCAAGGTATGGTGGCGAGAAAAATTATAAAAATCCTAACAAACATGGTGGATTAGGATCATGAAGAAGTGTTCTCATAATAAGAAGGGTCAAAAATGTGAGGTTCATGGTATGGAAGAGTGTCCTTTAGAGGAGTCTAATCTAAAACAAGAACTTCTTAAGAGAGCAGAGACAAAACATAATGATGCAAAGAAGAAAAAATTTAATAAGTTTATGTCCGATGTACAGTCTGCTAAGGATAGAAGGTCAAAGGGTATGAGAGGAACTAGTGGTGGAAAATGGGGACATTTTAAAAAAGGAAAATTTACTCCAGATTAATTGACTATATAGAATAGCATTTGCAAATTAATCATGATCACTAAATTTTTACTTCCTATCGCTATTGATATTATTAACAAGGCGGTAGACGCTATTCCTGAGGATTTGGAAGAGAAATTAAAAGTATTCCTTATCGGACTCCTTAAGAAAGCTGCTGCTAAATCAGGCAATAATGTTGATGACAAACTAGTTGACGCTTTAGAAAAAGCACTGCTAGAGTCTTGAGATTATAAATAATCTTAGAAATAAATCGTACTTTGGGTAAGACACATGGCTCTCTGGGGTTCTAATGATAATATTACGACATTCGGTACTATTGCCGTAGACGGTACTACCGTTACTGGTACAGGTACTACCTTCACTACCGATGTTGAAATCGGTCAAGTAATCCGAGTGGGTGCTAGAGGCGGTGTCGGAACTCACTACGGTGCAGCAGTAATTACAGGTATTACTAGCGACCGAGTATTGACCATCGATACAACAGATGGTTTAAGTGCAACTAGTATTGCAACAACATCATATTTTGTAACTACTTTGCCGAAGAGTTCTGTTCTTGATAGTGTATATCAGGAAGGAAGATCTGACGCTGATGCACTTGTATATGGTACTGCTACGGCAGATCATGGTGGTACGGCCTATGATCTTGACCATGCAGGATGGGTTGGTGTTACAACTTATATGGACATGCACGGTAATCTAAGAGTTAAGAAAGAAACACTTGTTGCAATGAGTGGTATTACAACTGGTAGTCTTCCATATCCTACCGACGAATAAACCTTTATGACATGCGATTTGATGAACTGAACGACAACAATTATCTATTATTTGCTATTAAAAATTATGATAATCCTCAGGCAGTAACTGAGGATGATTTTTATGATGACTTAAAGCGAATTAAATACATAAAAAGATTGTTGAAAAGATACAGGAACACTGGAGAGTTGAGGACACACTTAATCCTCAATCATTTCATTGTTCTTTTTAATGTCTTTGGTGATGCAGGAGTTCCTCTTCTGTATTTTAAATTAGATAAAGATCTTTGGTCTTGTACTAAGAGTTTCCTGACATACCTAGGTAGAGTTCCAGAATACCCTTCTACAGACCTAAATAGAGTTATAGATGATGATTTTTGTTTAACCCAATTGCGGCAACTATGAAATCCTTCCGTCAATTCACCGAAGAAATGGTCGCCAATGCTGTTGGTGCCAGTGGTGGTTTTGGTGGTAACGCTAACGCTAGTGGTCCTGTTGCGGGGTATGATAAACCTTTAAAGAAAAAACCTAAAAAAAGATATGCCAGTGGTGGTACTGGATCTAGAAAAAGATGGATGTAAACACTGCTATAATTGAAAGATTAGAAAAAGTTGTCGAGTCTTTACAGGAAAATTCTGTTAAGATGGGACAACTTCTTGCTGTTCATAATGAAAAACTAGACAAACAGGACAAGATTGATGAGGTATTGTTCGAGAAGGTAGATAATTTACACGCTAGTATGAAGAGAGAGACTAATGATATTAAGAAAGGATGTGAGAGAGACATAAGAAAAATTGATGAGAGACTTAGGATGATGGAGAAAAAGATGTGGTCTATAGCAGGTGGATTGGTAGTGATATCATGCATTGTCAGTCCAATCGGATCTAAGATCTTGACATCTTTGGTAGGAACAAGTACAATAGGTGGACAGCAAACCACCATTAATGGATCTAATTGATTCAAAATATATTACTCTTCTATCATCTCGTCTAGACAAGTTTAAAAGAGTCAAAGATAATCTATACAATTTTAGATGCCCTATTTGTGGTGACTCAAAGAAGCATAAGAATAAGGCAAGAGGATATTTTTATGCGGTCAAAACAAATACTAACTTTAAGTGTCACAACTGTGGTTCCTCAATGTCATTTAATAATTTTCTCAAACAGTTAGACGGAGTTCTCCATGGTAAATACATCATGGAAAAATTTAAGAATGGATTTACTGGCAAGAACTTCCCTGCAGAACAACCAAAGTTTGAGTTTGAAAAACCATCATTCAAATCCAAGATAGAACTTCCGCTTTGCTCTGAGAATGTTCAAGGCCGAACTTATCTAGAGCGTCGTGCATTAGAACCTACTAAGTTTTACTATGCAGAAAAGTTTTGTGAGTTCGTAAACTCATACAAACCTACATTTGATTCTTTTACTGAAGATGAACCTCGTATTGTCATACCTTTATATTACAAAAAGCAACTTGTAGGGTTCCAAGGAAGAGCATTAGGTCCTAGTATGGTAAAATATATTACCATAATGTTAGATGATGATGCACCAAAAATCTATGGACTCGATAACATCAGAAGAGACTCTCCAGTCTTCGTTACAGAAGGACCGTTCGACAGTTCGCTCCTACAGAATAGCATTGCTATGTGCGGTGCAGACGGTGATGTTAGGCAGTGGGGTGTTAGCGATCCTATTTGGGTTTATGATAACGAACCGAGGAATAGAGAGATTGCGAACAGGATCTCCAACACAATCGATAGAGGCGACAAAGTAGTTATATGGCCTAAGGATATGTGGGAGAAAGACATTAATGATATGGTGCTGAGTGGACATCTTATTATGGATGTGCTAGAATCTAATACATACTCTGGATTAAAAGCTAAAGTAAAATTTACAGAATGGAAGAAAATCTAGAGGTACATACAATTTCTAGGATCGATGTTCTTAAAGGTAGATCGTCTATCAATACAGATGGACTTGCTGATTTACTCTTAGAACATTTTGATCATAGATTGGGTGATGACCCTGCAACTTCTCTCTATGAGGATTCATTTTGTCCTGACTCTCCTTTGATAGATTCTATCGTAGAAGAATTAAAAGAAAGTTTTTATCTATTTACAGGAATAAAGATCAATCTATTGGGTAAGTGGTCACAGATTCACAAACCAAACATGAGTACTAATAGTCATGCTCATTACCCTGCTGATGTTGCTTCCGTATACTATGTCTCTGTGCCTGATGGTGCAGGGCATATTTGTTTTTATCCTGATCACAACAAATACCATCCAAATATGGTGAAGTTTCAACCAGAAAAAAACACTTTTCTAATGTTTCCAGCAACCTTAGAGCATTCTGTAACAAGAAACTTATCAACTGATGATAGGATTTCTTTATCATTTAATTTCTCATTATGCTGACAAGAACCACTATTACGCAGACTGATGTGTACAGTGGTATGTCTTCAGTTAATCTTACTGAACTTAAAAGAGTTATAGACGAGTGGTTAGACACTCCAAAAAAGGTCGGTGGTTATGATCCTCTGACAGAACAATTTGAATCTGCAGATGACGAGACTTATTGTCCTAAATCTACTATAGTAGATGAGTTGATTGAGGAAATACAGAGTGAGTTTGAACATGCCACAGGACTAGTTCTAGAGCATGTGGATCACTGGGTTCATATACATCATCATAATATGAGTACAGACCTACACAATCATTATCCATATGATGTGTCAGGTGTGTTTTACCTAACTGTCCCTGAAGGATCTGGGTCTATTGTATTTCTTCCCTCTGATAATAAATATCATCCCAGACGCATACCATATCCTCCTAAAGAAGGTATGTTTTTATTGTTTCCAGCAGTGTTAGACCACACAGTTACGAGACATCAATCAAATGATAAGAGAATTTCTATATCATTTAACTTTAAAATAATTAATCAAGACTAAAATGAGCAACGGTACTAATGTCAAAAAAAGATCTGGTCACATTGAGAGATTAGATCTACAGAAGATGCACAAGATGGTTGAGGAGGCATGTAAAGATCTTGCAGGTGTCTCTGCATCTCAGGTTGAAATTAATTCTGGAGTGCAATTCTACGATGGTATCAGCACTAAAGAAATCCAAGAAATTCTTATTAGAAGTGCCAGTGATCTTATTGATTTAGAGTCTCCTAACTATCAATATGTGGCATCTAGACTGCTCTTATTCTCCCTTAGGAAACAATTGTGGGGCAGGATGCATGAGAGTCCTTCACTTGGGGATCACGCTACCAAGTGTGTAAGGATGAAAATTTATGATTCATATTTTCATACGAAATATAACGACGAAGAGATTGATCTACTAGATACATATATTGATCACGAGAGAGATTACCTGTTTACATATGCAGGTCTTCGTCAGGTCGTTGACAAATATCTTGTACAAGATAGAAGCACTGGAGATGTGTACGAAACTCCTCAGTTCATGTACATGATGATCGCTGCAACAATGTTTGCAGAATATCCTCCAGAAACTAGACTGGACTATGTAAAAAGATACTATGACGCAATCAGCAAACACAAAATCAACATCCCCACCCCAGTCATGGCGGGAGTCAGGACTCCAATCAGACAATATGCTAGCTGTGTTCTTGTGGATTCTGATGACACCCTCGATTCTATCTTTAGCAGTGACATGGCTATTGGTTACTATGTTGCTCAAAGGGCTGGTATCGGTATCAACGCAGGTAGAATCAGGGGTATCAACAGTAAAATCAGGGGTGGCGAAGTTCAACACACAGGTGTTGTCCCCTTCCTCAAAAAGTTTGAATCAACTGTCAGATGCTGCACTCAAAACGGGATCAGAGGTGGGTCAGCGACTGTCCACTTTCCTATCTGGCATAAAGAAATAGATGATATCATTGTACTCAAGAACAATAAAGGGACAGAAGATAATCGTGTCCGAAAGTTGGACTACAGTATCCAAATTAGCAAACTCTTCTACGAGCGTTTCATCACGAATAAAGACATCAGTCTCTTTAGTCCTCACGATGTTCCAGACTTGTATCCTGCTTTTGGAACTGAATCGTTTGATGATCTCTATACAAGTTACGAATCTGATCAATCGATTCCGCGTAAGACTATTGGAGGACAAGAGTTATTCTTAAACCTTTTGAAGGAGAGAGCAGAGACTGGTCGTATCTATATCATGAATTTAGATCACTGCAACTCACATTCTTCCTTCAAGGACAAGGTGGAGATGAGTAATCTTTGTCAAGAAATTACTTTACCTACTAAACCTTTACAACATATTGATGATCCTAATGGTGAGATTGCATTGTGTATCCTGTCTGCTATCAATGTAGGAACTCTTAGGTCTCTTAGTGGTGAGTTAGAAGAACTATGTGATCTATCTGTTCGTGGATTAGATGCGTTGATTGATTTCCAAGGTTATCCTGTCAAGGCAGCAGAGATTGGAACTAAGAATCGTAGGTCTCTTGGAATTGGTTATATTGGTCTTGCACATTACCTTGCTAAGCATCATGTATCATACGATGATCCAAAGGCATGGGAGTTGGTTCACGACCTATCTGAGGCGTTCCAATACTATCTCCTTAAGGCATCAAATACTCTGGCAAAAGAGCAAGGTAAGTGTGGATATTTTGATAGGACTAAGTATGCTGATGGAATTCTTCCCATCGATACATATAAGAGTGATGTTGATGAGGTTGTACCTAACGAGTTGAAATATGATTGGGAGAGTCTTAGATCTGATATCAAACAGTACGGTCTCAGGAACAGCACTCTGTCCGCACAGATGCCTTCGGAGAGCAGTTCCGTTGTGTCAAATGCCACAAACGGAATTGAACCACCTAGAGGATACCTGTCCATTAAGAAGAGTAAAAAAGGACCGCTTAAGCAGATTGTTCCAGCATTTCAATCTTTGAAACAACACTATACATTGTTATGGGATATGAAAAATAATGATGGGTACATTAAGGTTGTAGCAGTAATGCAAAAGTTCTTCGATCAAGCTATATCTGGGAACTGGAGTTATAACCCCGAAAATTATCCAGACAATGAGGTTCCTGTATCTGCAATGGCACAAGACCTTTTGACTACATATAAGTACGGTTGGAAAACATCTTATTATCAGAATACATACGACAATAAAACTGACGAAATTGAAGAGAAACCTGAAGAGACTAAAGTCTCAAGTTTATTAGAAGAACTTAACAACGCCTCGGAGTGTGATGCCTGTGCAATTTAGACTTAACGATAGCAATCCGTCTACCGTGAAGGGTATGACGGTCTTTAATACAGACCAAGTAGATACTAAGAAACAACCAATGTTCTTAGGACAACCTCTTGGTGTCCAAAGATATGATGACTACAAATATCCTGTTTTTGAAAGATTAACTCAACAGATGTTGGGATATTTTTGGAGACCTGAGGAGGTGTCACTCCAAAAGGATCGTGCAGACTATGAGTCTTTGCGTCCAGAACAAAAACATATCTATACCAGTAACCTTAAGTATCAGATCATGCTAGATTCTGTACAAGGTAGAGCACCTGGCATGGCATTTGCACCATATTGTTCTTTACCAGAACTAGAAGGGTGTATGAATATTTGGCAAACTATGGAGATGATTCATAGTCGCTCCTATACATACATCATTAAAAACATCTATTCAGATCCTGCTGAGGTATTTGATACTATTCTTAGCGATGATAGGATTCTTCAACGAGCAGCTACTGTTACTGGTGCGTATGATGCTTTCCTACAATATGCACAGGAGTGGGGCACCAGCAATCAATGGACTGATACCGCTAGTGGTTCACCATCAGTAGAATGGAACAGGCGTGAACTTAAAAGACATCTCTATAGAGCGGTTGCCAATGTAAATATTCTAGAGGGTATTAGATTCTATGTATCGTTTGCTTGCTCGTTTGCGTTTGGTGAACTCAAACTTATGGAGGGATCCGCTAAAATTATCTCTCTCATCGCCAGAGACGAAAACCAGCATCTTGCTCTTACTCAAACGATAATTAATAAGTGGCAGAAGGGTGATGATCCTGAGATGCAACAGATTATGAAAGAAGAAAAGGATTGGTTGTACAAAGCATTTGAGAACGCTGTGCATGAGGAAAAGGCATGGGCAGAATATCTTTTTAAAGATGGTAGTATGATTGGTCTTAATGAAAAACTCTTGTCCCAGTATGTTGAATGGATTGCTAACAAGAGAATGAGATCTCTCGGTCTTGATCCTATCTATGATATTGCTATTAGAGCAAATCCTTTACCTTGGACAAACCATTGGATCTCCTCTAAGGGATTGCAGGTAGCTCCACAAGAGACAGAGGTAGAGTCTTATATTGTTGGTGGTATCAAGCAGGATGTGAAGAAGGATACCTTTGCAGGATTCAAGTTATAACTAAATACCAATTAGATAACTGTCACATGGTATGAAGACATATTCAGATTTTATGCTAGAATGTTCTCAGTTAACTGAGGGGGGTCTAGCCAGACAACTTAGCAAGGCAAAGAGCAAAACTACTGGTCACATTTCTGCTGACCGTGGTAGTTCTGAGTCGGGTAACCGTACCAAAAGAAAAGGTCTTGAGAAAGATCTTAAGAAAAAAGGTATCGGATATAAAAAATCTACTGGCAGTTACAAATACGATGATGGTAAGACAGGTAGAGAAGTTTCTTACTCTACTTCTAAACCTGATAAAATGTCCAAGCGTAGGTTTGGTAAAGTGATGCGTCGTCTTGGACGCAAACACGGTCAGGAATCTGTCATCACTAAAAAACCTAACAAACCTGCAAGGTTGCATGACACTGAGTCTAAAAAACCAAGCAAGTCAATAAATCTAGGTAAAGAAAAACCAGGTAAGCATCCTCAGGGTGCGGGACAGACTGGTGAAAAACGCACACGAGGTGCTAAACTATCCAAGGCATCTAACAAAGATAGGAACATGCATTATGGCAAGTGATTATGATGACTCCAATTGGAGAGAAGAATCTTTACCTTATTACACAGGTAAACAGGAAGAATTATTGAAGAACGGTCCTAAGAGTCTTTCTCAATCTTGGATGATGGGAGCAATGTACAACGAATGGAAGAAAAGGAATGGGTATACCGACCCTGAACCACCTAGTTGCACCTCATCTTTCAAAGAGTTCAATAGTAATGTAGATAAATATACTTAGTATAATACTGAAGTCGTGCATACTCATTACTACAATATTATTTTTGACTATCTAATGAGTGAAGGAATTGCAGATCATAGTGATCACGCAAGAGATATTATGTATGAACTAGATGGTGCAGAGATATCCTATATTCTTGAACAGTCTGAAAAACAAAACGGAAAATGTAAAGCAGGTTCTTACTATTGTTATACCGACAAAGTTTGTAAACCTATCCCCAAAGGATTCATGGTTGATCCTGAAGGTATGCTCCGTAAAGAAAATGGTCACACATCCGAAACTGAATGAATGAGGTTACAGTTTTTATATACCTTGTATTTTTTGTAGGGTTGTTCGGTGCTACCTTCGCATTTATGTGGAAGATGATGACTTCCACTCTTGCTGATATGGACAAACCAATTAAAAAAACAAGAGTACCAGCACCACACCCTGAGATGGAGGGTGTAAGGTATGGTGAAGAGTTATTGGTATTTACTCCTGAAAAGGAGGAAGAGGATGCTGAATAAATATACGAAAGATATAAAAATTATGAAATGGTTGAAGAGGGAGTTTACGAAAACGCCTGGATATATGAGGGTAAACCTTTTACTTCTGATGACATTGGCGACCAGTTCGGTTTTGTCTACAGGATTACTAATATTCAGACAGGTAAACAATACATCGGAAGAAAATATTTCTACCAGAAACGAAAGCCTAGAGGTGGTGGTAGGAGAGTCACTAGTGAGAGTGACTGGAAAAAGTACTACGGATCTTGTCCAGAACTTAAACAAGATATTAAACAGTTTGGAAAGAATATCTTTAAACGAGAAATAATGTCATTGCATGCCACTGTTGGCAAGACAAACTTTGAAGAAACTAAACAGTTGTTTTATAATAATGTCCTGACCGAAGCATTGACAGACGGAACACCTGCATACTATAATAGCAACATCCTAGGCAGGTATTATCGAAAGGATTACTTTACATGAAAATTTTTCTAGACACAGCAGACACCTCAATCATCAGCAAACATTACGAGACTGGTTTGGTTGATGGTGTAACAACTAACCCTACTCTTATTAGAAAGAGTGGCAGAGATCCTGAGGAGGTATACCAAGAACTTATTGATATTGGTATTCCTGATATCAGTATGGAAGTTGTAGGAAATGCAGATGATATGCTGAAAGAGGGATTGAGACTCTCTAAAAAATTTGGTGCTCAAGCAACAATCAAAGTGCCTTGTAGTCCTGAAGGATTGTATGTTTGCAAAAAACTTTCTGAGAATGGTATTAAGGTCAATGTCACTCTTATTTTCTCAGTAGTACAAGCAATCCTTGCAGCAAAAGCAGGTGCAACATATGTTTCTCCATTTGTAGGAAGACTTAATGACAATTCATTTTCTGGAGTTGCACTAGTTCAAACTATTTGTAGTGTATACAAAGAACATTTTGTAAAAACTGAAGTGTTAGCAGCATCTATTCGTGAAGCACACACAGTCGGTCGTTGTTTTGATGCAGGTGCAGACATCTGTACTCTCCCTCCTTCTGTGCTTGACAAGATGTACAAGCATATTCTTACTGATAAAGGATTAGAACTGTTTGATGCAGATTGGGAACAGGTTATTGAAAAAATTGCAGGTGGATAAGTATAAACTAGTAGGCATAAATTTTTGTCACAGAAATACCATTTTTTGAAATTTCTATACTAAATAGTGGTAGAATTAAGGTTAACAAGATGACCTGAAACTCTCTTTGTTATAGTCCAGTTAAAGAAGGAAATCATGAAACACAATATCTTATCATTCAATCAATTAGCAGAATGGTCTGAAATCGATGAGCCTAAACTAGACTCAGAAATAGTAAACGACTACTTTGATTGCTTGATCGATTGTGCAGACGATCACTCCTCTTGTAAAAAAATCTGTAAGGAGATTCTAACCTAACTAGTTAAGATTAAAAAATGTTCACCGACCCTTGACTGATTCAGTCAGGGGTCTTATAATATATGACATAATAATAATTTAAAATGATATCTCATATTGTAGATGATTTATTTGACATGCAATTCCTCTGTGAGTTAGAGGAAACAGTCTTAGAAGTCCCAGTATATACAACCAATGTTGCTAACCCTCAGTCATTCCCTCAGGGATTGATTGGAAGTCATAGATTATTTGGCACTGATATTTTTTCAAGAGATAACGGTAATAGAATTACTAAATTACATACAGATGCTCCAATATTTTTTGATGCATGGGAAATCATTGATGAAAATCTTTTTGAGGTTCCTACTTACCTTAGAAGAATTGACCTAAATCTTCAGTACTTTGGACAAAATGGTACAACACATAATGATGGTGAAGGTTTAACTGTAATGGTCATGAACAATACACAATGGAAAAGTGAATGGGGTGGACAGTTTCAACTTATGGATTCGATGGAAAAGGATGCTAAGGTTGTTGAGGAGATAGAATATAAACCTGGTAGAATTATTATATTTGATTCTACTCTTCCACATAGGGGTCTAGGACCCCTCAACGAATATGTTTATAGATATACTACAGTATATCGTGTTATACTAGAAGACATTGAGAGGTTTTTTTAATGGTTAATGAAAAAGATTATTGGGAAGGTAATGTTACTCCCGAAGAATTTGAAGAGGGTTTAGAAAAGTATGGGTATGAATATACCCCTTCCGTATCTAAGAGTGAACCTAAGATTGCTCCCCTTGGTGGTTGCTATAACTACAAAAAATTAGCAGAGGAAGGTTTAATTGACGATGCTATTCCTGAACAAAAAGAGTATGCAAAAAAAGTAAAAGAAGTTGTAGGTGAAGACCCACTTTACAATCAACAAACTTGGAAAGGATTTGGTGTTGCTGCTGATACTCAAGAAACTAGAGAAGTATATAAGATGGCAGGTGCTCAGATTCCAGTAGGCACTAACATTCAAGTTAATAAAAGAGAGATCTTTAAAGCTATTGATTGGGCAAAAGAAAATAATGTAGATCATCTTCTAACTCCAGAAGGATCTTTGTCTGGATGGTTAGGTGGATGGGAAAATAAATTAGATGAACTTACTGATGCCCTTAGAGAGGTTGAGGCACATCAAAAGAAGGCAGGAGTTGCTCTACATTTAGGTACTAATTTCTTTGAAACAGAATATTTTGGATCAAAGGTTTTTAGAAATGAAATTAGACATTACAAATCTAATGGTAGATTGGCATGTTGTACATATAAAAGTTTAGTTTTAGATAGACAGGCATCTCATCCTAATCCTCCTTTGGAAAATGTTCTTAAGAGAGATAAGGATGACCCTGTTGTGATGGTTAGACTATCACATGATGATACTCCTGTTGCTAACTCGGATGAATGGTGGCAAGAACCACTTGCTGCTGGTTTAATCTGTAATGATCTGTGGGGTTATCAAGAAGGTGGTCAGCGTCCTCTTACATCTATCTTTAATCAGATGGGATGTTTCAATATTATCTTCCATGCTACTAATGGTAGGAAAGGTAAAGAGGAAGATTATGATTGGCAGATCTTTGACAAATGGCATGATGCATTTTTCCATATGACATCATTCAATACTAGTCTTCCTATTCTTACGGTAGATGCATGTACTGATTGGATGTGGGATGGTGATGAGGATGCAGTCGAAGACTGTGTGACTTCTAGTCAGAGTGGAGTGATGACTTATAATGGATGGGATGTTACCGTACCAAGAAAAGGAAGACAGTATTTTAGTTGGGATCTCAAGATCCCCAAACTAGGTGATACCTATACTTTTGGTGACGGTAAACCTGATGAAGGTTTCACTTACGCAGACACTGGCATTAACAAATGAAGGATCAAAACACAGTGAGAGAACATGAATCAAAGGAGGATAAGATTGCAAGAGCAAGATCATTGTTCATTGAATCTGTCTTAAAACCTGATAGCGACCTCCGTGGTTGTGCCCACAATCAAAAATGCTACCATGAACTCATGGAAATTAGAAATGATGTACTACACTTTTTAGGACATGAAACAAACTGAAAACTTTGAACAATTACTAGAGCGTTTTAATAAACGAACTAAACAACTATCTGCTAGAGCAGATGAATTGCTTGATGCATATGAAGAATATGTAAAGGTACAAAAAGATCTGGACAGACTACAAGGTTCTATTCAAGCAATTGAATATTGTGCCTATGGTAAAATGCCTGGTGATGGTAATCACGACAAATTTAAAGATCATAAACCCACATGAAATTAAAGAAACCAACAATTGAAGTTGTTGATAATTTTTTTCCACCAGACATTGCTAACTTCGTATCTGATTTCTGTCACACCAATGCCAGTTATAAGTATGGTGAGGCAGACAATGAGGGGAATGAGCATGATCCTAGGAAACCTACAGGTCTAGTACACAATGTGTTTTTTGCCGACAAACCTGACGCAACTATTGGTGATGACAAATTAATTTTTGACTGTATTACTACTGCTATTGGTAAACACTATCCTGATTACTGGGATAAGTATGGTATTTACAGACTCTATATTAATGTATTCGCACCTAATGAAAGAGCATACTTTCATAACGATGCTGATGAGGGTCAAGATCAAAACACATTTCTATATTATCCTATTCATGATTGGGATTATGATATAGAAGAATCTGGATGGACAGAATTTTATCTAGATAAAAAAATTATTGGTGTTCCTCCAGAGTGGAATACTACATGTAGATTTACCTCACAAATTTTACATAGAGCATCCCCATTTAAGTCTTACCAAAGGTTTAGTATTGCTGTTAAAACAGCTAGAAGGGATGACATAAATAGATGGTGCGAACATCCAGAGACTATCAATAGAAAAGATAGTGCAGACCTATCAGTAATGGATTAATCATGGAATTAGATTTAACTCAACAATTTGAATACGAAAAAATTGTGAGAGAAATTAATGACTGTGATAATATTGATGAGTTAAAAAGTAAACTCAAAGAAATCGTTTTACTGTCAATGAAAAAAGATAAATTAGTATCAGGAATGTTAAAAGATACCTTACCTACTCTGCCTAAGATTGATGGATCAAGTTCGTGAAACAATACTCAGAGATGGGTATGTAATTATTGATGATTTTTTATACACTGATGTTGTAAATGAACTTCATCAGTCTGCATTAAATTGTCAGTACAAAGATGATGATTATTCTGATTGGGGATATCATTCTATAAATTTTGATAGAGAAAACTTTCCATTTCCTGTTTTACCTGATGTTATAAATGCTATCCATGGTGCTTTCTCTCCTCTACATGACCTAGAGTTTGATAGAGGGTGGGCATTTGTATATGACAATGAGGCATCTGGAGTCACTCCACATGCTGATCCTGCTGCTATCAATGTCAACCTATGGGTAACTCCATTTGATTGTCAGAAAGATACATTGAAAAATGGATTGATAATCTATGATCAAAAGGCACCTGATGATTGGACATGGAGTGAATACAATAGTGATTCTGAAAAGATCAATCAGTACCTAGTAGAATCAAATGCCACACCAAGATTTGTTCCTTACAATTACAATAGGATAACAATTTTTGAGTCTAAATATTTTCACAAAACGAATGGCGTCTCAATGATTGAGGGTGACGCAAATCGTAGAGTGAACTACACATTCATGTTTAAGTAATTATGTCATTTTATTCAATTGAAGACTTTGAGTTTAATACCTCATGGGGTGTTGCTATCATTCCATATAGAGGCGACCTTATTTTACATATTGATGATATATACAAAAAACCTCACAAGGTATATGAGTATCTAAAAGAGTGTCCTATCAGAGCACACAAACTAACTGAGGCAGATCCTACCAGTAAGAATGGAAAGTTATTTTACGATGGACAACATCTAGTAGATAACAGATGTATTACTAGCAGAACATATTTGTATGATAAAATTTTAGAATTTTATTGTAAAGAAAAAGACGAAAATTATCCTCCAGTATCAAAGTTTAATCAATTTAGATTGGTAGAAGATTATCCTGGCGATGATGTATTCTTTACACCCCATGTAGATGGTGGTTTATTGAACTGTTTAACATACATGAATCCAAGTGTAGGTTCAGATGCTGGTACGATGTTCTATCTACCAGCAAGTGATGAGGTAGAAGAGATGTTAGAAAATGAAACCGAGCATGCTAATCCTTGGAAGGACTCATCTATGTTTACACCAGACCTTGCTATCCTCTCTAAGTTTAATAGCATGGTAGTATTTCCTGGTCACATTCCACACGGACAAATTATCAACGACAACAGATTTAAAGAGCAAACTAGATTTACGGAGGTAGCATTCTTCAAATGAAAGTGCAATGTGTAGTATGTAAAAAAGAAATTGTTAGTAATGGCAAGCCACAAAACTGTGGGTGTCAGAATAATTTAATCGTAGATGACAAAGGGTTTACAGCAATGGACTTGTCAGCGGTCATTATACTAAATAATGTTACAAATGTGTCGGAACCTAGACAATTCTCCCAAGATCAGGTAGAATGGTTGGAGAAACGACGCAAACGCAAAGTTCGTAAACTAAATTTCGAGGAACGATGATTAATTTGGACGCTCGCTACCATGAATACCTTAAGGGTCACAAGAAAATGAGAATAGATGGTATTAATGAAAAGGTTCGGGCGTTCGGTTACACAGACGATGGAAAAGATATCGTAGGATACTATGTCAAGACTGAGAACTATGTCCTTTACTTCGATCTTAAAGAAGTGTTTCTTCATAAAGAGGACTTGACTAAAGTCAGTGCCTAGACTATAATAAAAAACGCAAACACATCCAGAACAATGTCTCTGACGGTTAAGTTCAAGAAAGACCTGAGTACTCTTAGGGCAGCTGCGAACAAGGAAATTTTCCTAGACATCAGGTACCCTAAGTTGTACAAAAAGGTTAGAAAATATTACGAAAGTGAAGGTTTAATTGAGTTTACTGGAAATGACTTTGAGGACTATGAAGTTCTCATGGATGTACTATCTGAAGATTTGTAATCATGTCTTGTTTAAATCATAGGTACGATGCCTATCAAAAGGCAGCGGACTCTTTGAAGAACGCTCTAGTTGAGGCACTAAATAGTGACGAGGAAACTTCAACGCTTACAGAGCTCTGGGAAGATTATCTAAGGTCTCGTAACCGAGCAGATAAAGCGGTTGAATCCTCCACAAGCTTTTTCGGTGACACTACTCTAAATGATGCGTCTAAATCTCCTGTGTTTGATTTTAGTACAACAGGAGATACATTTACAATCAGTGACCTTGACGGCATGAACATTGCTGCAGCAGAGGTTCCACATCATGTAGTTGGTGGCAGTGGGGAGGATGTAATTACTTTTAGTTGATAATGAAGGCACTAATAACTGGTATTACAGGACAGGACGGTTCGTATCTTGCAGAACTTCTCCTTGAAAAAGGTTATGAAGTTCATGGCATCGTACGCCGTTCTTCAATGATTAATACCCATAGGATTGATCACATCTATGATAGAATCCATCTCCACTATGGAGATATGACTGACTCAGGTAACATTATTAGTCTAGTTCAAAAGATTAGACCAACCGAGGTGTATAACCTTGCTGCTATGAGTCATGTAAAGGTATCGTTTGAGATGCCTGAATATACTGGTGAAGTAGATGCCTTAGGAACTCTTCGTCTTCTAGATGCTATTCGTCTCTTAGATCATGAGTGTAGATTCTATCAAGCATCTACCTCAGAGTTGTATGGATTGGTACAGGAAATTCCTCAGAAAGAAACCACTCCATTCTATCCTCGTAGTCCATATGGTGTAGCAAAACTCTATGCATATTGGATGGTCAAAAATTATCGTGAGGCATATGGTATGCATGCCAGTAATGGCATCCTATTTAATCACGAGTCCCAGAGAAGAGGTGAGACCTTTGTAACTCGTAAGATTACAATGGGTCTCTCTCGTATATCATCAGGGTTACAGCACGAACTAGTGCTAGGTAATTTGGATGCTAAGAGAGACTGGGGTCATGCTAAGGATTATGTCCGAGGTATGTGGATGATTACACAACATGAAAAACCAGATGACTTTGTATTAGCAACTGGTAAAATGTATAGTGTGCGAGAGTTTGTAGAACATGCAGCAGATTATTTTGGATTCAGAATACGCTGGCATGGTGAGGGATTAGAAGAGCGTGGTTACTGTGCTACTATGGGTAGAGACATCATCAGAGTGAGCGATAAATATTACCGCCCAACAGAAGTTGAACAACTTTTAGGTGATGCTACTAAGGCAAAAGAAGTCTTAGGATGGGAACCAGAGTTATCTTTTAAAGATCTCGTTGAAGACATGTGTATTTACGGACAATGACATTACAGTGCAACAAATTTCACAAGATAGAAAAGTGTAGGGTTTGTGGTAACGAACACTACGACACCGTTCTAGATCTTGGTGATCAATACTTATCAGGTATCTTTCCTAAACAGATTGAACCTGAGATGTACAAAGGTCCACTAACTCTTGTTAAGTGTGACGAATCTAAAGGTGGTTGTGGTCATGTGCAACTAGAGCATACCTTTGATCTTCCTACAATGTATGGAGATGAGTATGGGTACCGTTCTGGACTCAACAACAGCATGGTCAAGCATCTTAAACGCAAGGCAGATAAGATTCTTAAAGATGTTACTTTAAAGTCTGGTGATATCGTATGTGATATTGCTGGTAACGATGGAACATTCTTATCATTCTTTCCTCATGACTGTCAGTTAATTAGTATTGATCCTACATCTAAGAAATTTAAAGATTTCTTTGAGGAACATGTTAATTACAGTGCCAACTTCTTTTCTGAGGAAGTATTCAAAGAAAGATTTGGTAATCAAAAAGCAAAGATCATCACATCATTCTCTATGTTCTACGATCTAGAGGATCCATGTGCATTTGCTAAACAGGTTAATGAGTGTCTTGACACTGAAGGTATCTGGGTTCTAGAACAGAGTTACATGCCAGAAATGTTGAAGGTCAATTCCTTTGACACAGTATGCCATGAACATCTTTCATACTATGGTATGAGACAACTCAAATACATCATGGATAAGTCAGGATTTAAGATCGTTGACTTTGAATTTAATGATGTTAATGGTGGTAGTATTTCTGTTGTTGTTGCCAAGAGTTCTAGTAGGCGTCCAGAATGCACTACTAAACTAACTGGTATTCTTGCCAGTGAGTTAGATCAAGAGTTGAATACAACAGCACCTTGGAGAGAGTTTGGTATTAGATTAGTTCAGAACAGAGAACAGTTCTGGAAGATGCTGAATTTTTATAAAGAAAACAAGGCAACTATTTGTGCCTTGGGTGCTAGTACTAAAGGTAATGTTACCCTTCAAACATGGGAGGTCACTCCTAATGATGTTAGTGTTATCGGTGATGTGAATCCTGATAAGGATGGATCATATACACCTGGCACATGGATTCCTATTACCTCAGAGGAAGCAGTAATGGAAAAAGGTTACGATGTATACATTGTATTACCTTGGCACTTTAAGGAATTCTTTGTTAAGAATCCTAAGTTCAAAGGTAAGAGACTTCTTTTCCCACTACCAACTCCTGAAGTTATTATCCCATGAGACTGAGGCAGATGCAAAAACATGATAATATCTTTGTGGCAGGTCACAAAGGTTTGGTTGGTTCTGCTATCGTTCGCAGACTTCAACAGGATGGGTATGAGAATATCATCACTGCTGATAGATCAGAATGTGACTTGACTAATTCTGATCAAGTTAGAAATTTTTTCGCAAGTAATAGAATTGATTATGTATTTGATGCTGCTGCTAGAGTCGGCGGTATTCATGCTAACGATGTTTATTCTGCAGAATTTATCTATCAAAACACAATGATTCAGATGAACCTGATTCATTGGGCATACAAATATTTTGTCAAGAAATTTGTTTTCCTTGGCAGCGTCTGCATCTATCCTAAATTTGCTGAGACTCCTGTTAAAGAAGAGTCTATTTTATCTGGTGAATTAGAACCTACTAATGAAGCATATGCTATTGCTAAAATTCATGGCATAGAAATGCTTAAGATGTATAACAAACAGTATGGATTTAAGGGTGTGTCACTCATGCCTTGCAATCTATACGGTCCTAATGATAATTTTCATCCTGACAATGGACATGTTATCCCATCACTAATGACTAAGTTCAACAACGCAACTGAAGATAGTGTTACTTGTTGGGGTGATGGTACACCTACTCGTGAGTTTATGTATGTGGATGACCTAGCAGATGCTTGTCTCTTTGCTATAGAAAATTATAGTGATGCTGAACTTATTAATGTAGGATCAGGTCAAGATGTATCAATCTTTCATCTTGCTCACAAGGTCAAAGATCTAGTAGGGTATCAAGGAAGGATTGAATGGGATACTAATCGTCCTAATGGTACTCCCAAAAGACCATTAGATTATAGTAAAATTACAGAAAAAGGTTGGACACCTAAGTATGATCT